TAATGTATTGTTTCAGCCAATTATACGAGATATTCATGTGTAAATAATTAAATTTTAATGTTACGTGGAACTCGCATGACACCTTTATCTGAATCTTTAGTGTGGGTAAAACATGCTCGTTTCATAACAAATAAGTTGTAATTTTTTTGAAGCCACAAAGATACGATTATTTTTATAGTTTTTGGATTGGATTATTTCAAAATTGAAGCTTAGTGGGAGTTTGAAATCTGATTTTAATGTCATATTAATGCACAAATTTGTCTTATGAGAGGGGCACAACGAACCGTGAAAGAACGAACGCGCGCCGAAAGTTTTTTAATTGATTGATATACAAATGAATAAATACGAAAAACAAAATTATGTGCTTCTTCAAATCGTGATTCAGACTTAATATAGATTGAATTTATATTTAATTTATTGCAGTATATTTAAATGAACTGTATGCAAAGGTAACGTTTTGGTTTAATAGATGATAGGTTTAAGTACAATAAAGGCGGCGTAATTAAATATACGACCGCCTTTTTGTTGAATAAATGTATGAAAACATACCAAAGGTTACAATAAAGGTTACAAAAAAGGTTACAATTTTTGTTTGATATAAGTGTTTTTTAGATAAATATTTCTTTGTTACTTTGTGTTGTAATTTACAACTATGAGACAGAAAGAACTTATACAACTGCGTGACCGTAAAATCGTGGAGAAATTCCACGAACAATATGACGTGAAACGTAAGCGTATAGACGATGTTCTTGATGATTTGTCTGAGAATCACTTCTTTCTTGACCCTAAGTATATTTACTCACGCATATTCTACCATAAAGGAAATAATGAATATTATCAGAAACTTAATGAAAAGAAATAATATATGGAACTTGATTTATTGCAGAAAAATGTTTTAAAAGCAATTGATACATCATGCGCATTTGAAATGAAAGATATAATTAAAGTATATGAGGTCTGTAAGTCATTCGATAGAACTATTAATGTACTTAAGTTGTCTTCAGAACGTGCAATATCACTAAGTACTGCAATTGATTGGTTAGGATATAGATAATATAAATAACGGATATACATTGAGTTGTATATCCGTTATTGTTTATTGTAGTTCTATTCTGAAAGATGGATTAGCATCTTCAACTTGACCCGGTGTGCTTTCTCGAATGATACTGATATCTGTTACAGTTTCTTCATTGAAGTCATGCGTTGCAGACATATCATCAACTATGCACTGGAATGATATACGATACAAGTTCCCGGCATCGCCACTATCTTCACGCTTCATGTCAACACGTCGCATCTCGAAATAATTATCACCGGAAGTGGCGTGGAATAGTTTGTGTATCTCGGTGAGTTGCTTCAGGTAGTTTATTGCTGAATCTCTATTGATTGAACCTGCATAAGTATCTGAGAATGTTTCGTAAAACAAATAGAAGTCTATTTGCGTATTGCATAACTGGCCTTTCATACCTTTGTCATCTGCATTCAACAGGTTGAAAGCAATAAATACAGCCGGTGTTGGAAACGGTAATTCTGCAGTAAGGTAATTTACTTGTTCGTGCCAAAGGTCGCACCATTCAATTCCGGGAAGATTGTCAGTTATTTTCTGACTTAACTCTAAATATAAATCGCTCCAGTATTCCATATTATTACTTATTTAAATGCTGTTTAAATGATACTTCTAACTGACCTTTCCACCAGGAATCGAAGCCGGTCATCATTACTTTACTGTCACCCATGAACTGGCGTTTTGGTATTTTGATTTTTGAACCGACTTTCATCATTGCCATTCGCCGAAAAAACATTGCTTTTTGGCTGATTTCTTTATTTCCTTTATTTCTAAATGATGCTGATGTGCCTTCTTTACTTAGCTTAATCTTTCCACTAAATTCGTAGAATTTTGCCCAAAAGAACTTTTTCATTTGTGGAGTTACGGTAATAGTTCCACCATTGTTTTGTATTTCTGAATAGTCAGTTTTTGATTCAACCACTATACGTCTAATTGTACCTTCAGTTTTACGGATAGATTGCATCAATGTACCTGATTTATACATGGTACGTTTACCGGCCATTGGATTGGTAGTCTTTTTCCAAGGTACAAATGATGTATCGGTGAAACCTTCCTTTACAAAGCTTTTTTTAAAGAACTTGACCGATTCAGAACCCGCATACCGTGCAGCATCTTTGAGTAAATCTTTACCCATTGAAGAAAAATCCGGTATTTTGTATTTATTATCCATAAATGTATTATATTTGCAGCACTTCTAAGCTACGGCTGCGAAGTGCCAAAAAACAGGTTATAGACTTCGGTTTATAGCCTGTTTTGATTTACAGACCTTTCAAGAAGCTTGTAAAATCACGTTTTTGAACTTGTTTTCGGGTGATTTTACTTACTTTATTCCCCTTAATTATTATCACATCAGTGATGTTTTGGTTCATTTTATCAGTTAATTCACCACATAAACGCCGTTTAAGTATAACATCTAAGTCCGGTTTATTGTATGCTGTAACGTCTAAAATAGCGTATTTACACAACTGATCATCACATGCGCTTAATCTATTGGTTATAAACCTGGATAATGAGTTCTTTAGGTCAATAAATGTCTTTAAATCACCTAATTTGTTGGGTGTACCAATTCCTAACTCCGGATTTTTTACGCCGGTAACAAAGCCACTTTCAATATGATGACGTATATAGATATCAGTATTTAGCTCATCAGCCACTTTCTTTGCTGCAATAATGTTACTGCTCAGGTCGAATTGGTCAACAAAATCGTTTACCAATACTTTGTTTCCATTATCTGTGTCAATTACTTCGTTGTATGGAACATATTGTTTCATCATTTCAGCATTGCCCATTACTTCGGGATATGTATTTTCAGGTATGCTTTCAAAGTAACTGTGTTTGTCCGTAAAAATGCAACCTGAAGTATACGGATTGTTTGCCCACTTAGAGTCCAGGTTCACCAATCCGTTTTTTGTAGGTTCGTCAGTTGATTGTTCTAACCAACAGCGACATCCGGGGTCATAAGGTGGAGTTTCAATCCATTCAGCTACAGGTTTAGTAACGCCTTCGTTTTCTGCGTGCGTATCGCGAACGTTACCATCGCCCATTGTGCGATTAGTAAGGCATGGATAAATATCAACATCTTTCACAAACTGTTCGAAGTCTTTAGCAGTACTGGCTGAGTTTGCCGCAAACTTTTGCTCAACGTTGAGATAGGTTTCATTGTGCAATGCAACCAATTTCTTAGCATCTGTAATGAATGATTCTTTGTCCTTGCTGTTGGCACGTAAATCATCCAGTCGAGTCATTAAGTCGTTTGCTTTTGCACCTGAGAACTGTAACAAGTTCTCACGGAACTGGCGGGTTTTGTCATCGGTATAGTAACCGTTTCCCCATGCAGCTTCAGCTGACTTACTTAGTGCTGAATAATTCTTTAGCACTAAGTCTTTGTCTAAGTCTGACGGTTTTATTTCACCGTTATAAAGCTGTGTGGCCAGACGTTCGGTAGCAGCATCCCAGGTGGCTGCATGAATGTAAATAAACCCCTTCCCCTTCGGGTATTCCCCTTTAGCAAAGGGGAAATCTAAAGAATTTGCGCCCGCTACGGACGCATTAGGCTTTTTTTTTTGAGGGTCGTTTACAGGTGGTGGAGTTACACTGGATAAAATATCTCTTACATCAGTGATTGGTAGACCTGTAAGTTTAGCTAACTTTTCAGGGTCAAACTTGAAGTAAGGTGCAAGGTCTTTAACGGCTGTAATTTTCTGTGCTAATGTAAGACTCTCAGTATCATCCCAGTCAAATGTTAGGTTAGCTAATGGTGCATATACAGAACTCAACTTAACTAAACGAGGTATAATTTCTTCATTCAGGTAGAACTTTATAATCAACTTGTCTACTTGAATTCTATATTTCAATAGACGTTCATGTATTTCGGCTGCACCCACAAAACTTTTCTCATCGGTCATTCCTGTACCTCCAAGAATGCGTTTGCTCAATTCACTGTTGGCATGCGTGTTTAAACTACTGAATGATTGGTAACCATCGGCATTGTTGCCATCCGGTATTTCAATTTTCTCATTGCCTTTAAGTATGGCAAAATGATTTGAACGAAATGCCTGAAGCATTTTAAAAAGTTCTTGTGCCCTGGCATCGTCCTGACGGTCGGTAATTGCAAATATAGGAGGTACTCCATATTTTTCAATGTATGACATCCACGAACCTAAACCGAGTTTCTTGGCCAGGACTATCATGGCTAGTTCGCTCAACATGCCTAGTGTATAATCGTTTCCAATCTGCACGTAATAGTTAGCATATACGCCAGTTTTGTAACTCACACCGGTAGTGTCATATTCTTCCTTTATAACAAGTCCTTTGATTGGTAGAAAATTTGACTGAGGTATTTCTGTTACGCAGCTTAACTCACCTTTATCGTTCAACTCAATCATTTCGATAAGCTTTGTTCCATCGTAAATATGCATACACATCATTCTGATTATGTCAATATACCAGGGACGTTCAAAAAGTGCATGCGCATCTTCGTTTTCGGTTTTAGACTTATCAACGAATTTATATGGTGCACATTGAATTGGATATATACGGTTGTCGATACATGACATTAGGTGAAGGTCAAGCTTCATAGAATTATTGAAGCGCATCAACATTCCACGGCGTGGGTCATAGGTGTCTGTAGCCTGCATAATTGACATAGCCCAGTCATCTATTGTTTTAGAAATGAAATGTGTTGGCAGTTTTGTCCAGTCTATTTTACTTGCAGCTTCGGTACGCTTGTAGTACTCACTGAAAATAGTTCCGTTATTTGCTTTGCTTAAAACGGCTTCTACTGTTGCGTTAATTATTTTGTCTAAATACTTAGCCATAGTGTTTAAATGCTATTTAAATGAAGTTACTACTATTAGTTGTGTTGCCGAAAAGAACCGGTGTTGTGTTACCTGAATCATCGGTTTGAAGTGGCATGCCTACCAATGACATTGCACCGGATTGAATGCGTTCCAACTGTTTTGTGGCATCGGACATAAGTGTTACATAGTCTTCGGGGACTTTGCGTGCTGCGTTGCGTTTTACGGCACGATAAACGACTATCTGAGCAATGATTTGCTTTAATATTCCGCTGGCCAGTGGTATTGTTTCTGCAAATATCAGGTTAGTTTTATATCTGCCGGTAATGTATGAGATAACATACTCAATGGCCTTTGATTCGATATTATCCAATATATTTGTATTGCCTGCAATGTTGGCAGTGCTTTCATCTAAGAAGCGTTCTTGTATGACCGATGCAAGGTCAGTTTCATCAATGTATTTCATATAGTTATCTGATGTTGTAAGTGACTGTCATTTTACCTGTGCTCCATGATTGATCTGTTTCACGCCTGGTTGGCGTAGAGTATTTTTCGAGAGCTTCCAAAGCTTCAGTATCAGCATCAGGACTATCATCGTGTTCGGTACTACCTTCTTCGACTGCGCAAAGCTGCATTATCCCAACCTGAGTATCTGAATGGCTTTTCAACTTGTCGCTATAATAAATACGTCCATTTTGGTAGTATGGTTGTTTGGTAATCATACGCATGAGCTTGTTTACCTTAGCAACCATTACTTTCATAAGGTTAAGGTAAATACCATATTCCCATTCTACCTCATCAATGGCGCGTTGTACCTCACCGTTCCAGAACTGTGATTCATATTGGAAAATTACATTCGTACCATCAGGAAGTTGTTTTTTAAACTGGCACATCCATGCTACTGCCTGTTTCATTTTTGATTGTTTGACATAGCAGTCAATCAGCCAAAAGTTATTATCAGTTGATAAACCCCATGCCTTGCAAGCATTGTAGTCTGATGTGTCATTGTCGGTATAAGCGATATCCCAATGAACAATGATCATTTTAAACTCATTCAGTTCGGGCATTTTACCCCACTGTATTTGTTTTTCGCTAAATACCTTACCCTGTAAAATTGATTCGTGTAAATACTCGGAATAGGCTGCAGGAATACCCATATTTTTTTCCTGAATCATATAATACTCCGGTGTGTACATGGCAGGCCATGTAGGTTCATAGGTTACTTTGTTGTATGCTTTCACCTGGTTTACTTTCCAGTCTGGGTGTTTTTCCTGCAGTATGGTTTGGGTCATAACCCTTGCAAACTTATTGTTGGCATACAGTAACCGGCGTTTGTTTCCGGTCATGGTTGGCAGGATGTCGCGCTCAATTTGTTCGGCCTGTTTACGCATGCGTTTGGGGTTACCGATTGTATCAGGTGTTTCCAAATCATCAATAACCCATAGGTTGGGGCGACGGTGTTTGATACGTACACCACGCACTTTCTTTTTTATACCGAAAGCCTTGCCAATAAAACGTTGGTCTAAGGTATTGAAATTTCCGAACTCCCACGAACCCTCACGCTTTTGCGCTCCAAAATCGTGAATGAGTAACTGGTTACCTTCCAACTCGGCTTGTATATCGGCTAATAGTTCCTGAGCGCGCTCAACAGAATCGGACATTAGGCAAAGAAAAACATCCTCACCACGCATCCACAACCACAATGGAATGATGACATCGCACCAAACAGATTTAGCAGCTCCACGAAACCATTCTATGAACATTATAATCAGATCATCGTAGGCTACTTCATTGGCTGCCATTTTTTGAAACTCGGCACATTCGGCAGTGGCGTAGTGTGGTAAATATGTCTCAACCATGTAGACAACATCCAGTATTGCCCGCTTTTTTCGTGCCTGTTGTTCTGCTTTAGTCTCGAATGGGTTTACATCGTTCGACTTGCTTGTAATGTCAAGCTTTGCGAGGTATTGTTCGGCTAATAGTTTGTCCTGAACTCTTTTTGTTGCCATTTAAATGCTATTTAAACATTTTATTGTTTTGTTTTTCTAACAGAAATGATATTTTATTACGATAATACTCTAACCAATACTGATGCATTTCTTGCGCCGGTTTATAGGTTATATGATCATCCAAAAAATACATAGTTTTGAATACTTCAGTGTAGTATCTTAATCTGATAAAATCGAATATAGATAGTTTCATGTTACCCTAGCTCCTGTGTCTTTTTGCGAATGTAGTATTGTTGGAAAGCGATCGTTTTCTCAAATAGTTCGGGGTCGTGTTGGCGCATGTCGGTAAACAGATCGTCCATCATGTTGATGAGTTCTCCAAGTGAGTACTTGTTGTTTTTCTCCATATCGCGCAATGTTTTAGCCCACTTTGCTGAATTATCAGATAAACAATTGGCTTCAGAACGAAGTGTTGACTCTAAACTTTTATTTGCTGTTCTTACTGCAGTTGCTATTTCACCCTCAATTTCTAACCGGCGTTCTGAGTTTATCCGGATGATTTGACGGATGTTTTCAGCTTCAGTGCGTGATGACTGTTGCCTGCCTTCGCGTTGTTCCTTCCAACCGCCTGTGCGTGCCCAGTCCGAAATTGTCTGTTCGGTGAGTCCTAACAGTTCAGCCGTTTCCTTTTGGGTTTTTCCCTGGACAACTACATACTCATATCCAGTAAACTTAAGCTTTTGATATTCGGCATCCGTAAGTTTTGGCTTCCGGTCAATCTTTTTTCTTACAGCCTTGTTTTTTCTCATTTTTTGCTCTGATTTTTATGCAAAGTTGTACCTATTTACGTGGAAAAACAAAACATGATTTTATCTACAATAAGAATTTTATGTTCTACTAAATGAATTTTATTTTGTACTATAAAATTCGTAAGTACATGAAAACGTGATTTTTATCTACATAAATAACGCTTTACATTTGTTGCCGATTCGATTATGAAACAACAAATTTTAGAGCTTATGCCAGGATTGCAAATTAGTATTAAATCGGAAGGAACGGTAGGTCGCGTTGACATTATTGGAAACATTTCGGAATGGGGTGATAATAATGCCATTGATTTCAGGGAACGATGCCAGGAGGTAAAGGATGCCGGTGCTACTTCGTGCCTGGTTTATTTGATGACAAATGGCGGTGACTGTTTTCAGGCCAATGAAATTGTAAACATACTCATAGAAATTTTTGGTTCGTATACCGGTGAGGGTGGTGCAATTGTAGCAAGTGCCGGAACTTATATTGCTGTGAATGCAACTTCATTCCTGATGGCTAAGAATGGTCAGTTTATGATTCATAAGCCGGCTGGTTCAGTTTATGGAACTGAAACTGATATGGAGAATTATTTGAAGTTGCTCAAGAATATGACAATTTCATACTATGGTTCATACAAAGCAAAACTAAAAAAGCCTGAGCCTGATTTCCTAGCTAAATGGGATGGTGGTGATTTTTGGATGACAGCCCAGGAAGCAAAAGACTGGGGTTTTGTAACTGAAGTAAAAGAACCGGTTAAGGTTACCCAGGCTTTGGCCGCATCAATTAAAGCCAGTGGTTCGCCGCTCGACTTCTCACCTGAATATATTATTTTAAACCAAAATAAAGATAACGAAATGAATTTACAAGCTATTGCTCTCACGCTTGGTTTGGCTGCAACTGCAACTGAACCTGAGATTACTGCTAAAATTGCTGAAAATGCAAAGAAAGCCGGTGATTATGATGCCTTAGTAGCTGCTACAGCTCAAAAGGAAAAAACTGAAAAAGCGGCTAACATCAAGGCAGCCCTTGATAAAGCTGAAAAGGAACACCGCATTACTGCGGACACTCGCGCCAACTGGCAGACTATGCTCGAAGCTAACTACGAAACTACTATCAAGGTTCTTGAAGCTGTTCAGGTAGTGAGTGCTTTGTCGAGTGAAATTGTGGTGTCTGCTGAAAATGGAACTAAGACTTACAACGGTAAGTCGTACGAACAATTGGAGGCTGAAAATCCTGCATTGTTAGCTGATTTGGCAGAAAATAAATCGGAAGTATTTGCGGCTTTATTTGCTGATTGGAAAAACAGAAAAGGTATTAATTAATTTATAGGAGATTAAAAAAAATGGTATACACTGAAGGTAACTGGCTTAACCAGTATGTGTCTCCAAAGTTGTTGGATGAATTCCAAAACATGGATGATGCGTTTATTCAAACGCTTGGAAAACCTGATGAAGGTGCAAAAACATCTGATGGTTTGAAGTTCAATAAACTTGAAAATAACGTTCAGTTCTTTGTGGACAACACTGAGGACTTTACTGATACTTCAATGCCAGGCGGTAAGGGATTTGTTGCTTGGGAGGTTTACGATACAGCTCCAACCGCTGTTACTGATGCCGAAATGAAGGCATTGTCATTTGACAAACGTAGTTCCGTAAGAACTAAGCATTCAGAAAAGTTTAAAATGGGATTTCGTGACCATGCAATTTGGAAACTTGCTCCTTCGAACGATACAAATGTAAAAATGCCAGTGATGCGTACTACCGGTGCTAACGATGGTACTGGTCGTAAACGTTTGACATTTGAAGATTTGGTTAACTATCTTCAAAAGGTGAAAGCATTGAACTTGGCTGACCCAAATCAGATTTACATGGTTCTTTGTGCAGAACATTCAGGTGACTTAATTCTTGATACAAAAACAGCAGCATTTTTCGCATCGAATAATGTGTTCTTTGACCCAACAACGGGTAAAGTTCGCAGTGTATTGGGCTTCAAATTCTTCGAAAACAATGCTTCTGTTGCTTATACTTCGGCCAATGTAAAGAAAGCAAAAGGTGCTGCACTTGGTTCGACTGATAGATATGCATCTGTGTTCTACTATGCTCCAAATACTGTTGCATGGATTGACTCAGTAAAAATTCTGTACTCGCCTGAAACTACCGATACAAAAAGTAAATCACCAACATCAAAATTCCGTTTGCAAGCTTACGGTATTGTTGATCGCATTCAGGATGTTGCAGTTGGTGCATTGATTAGCGGTATTGTACCGTAAGCTAACACCTCTATAACTTTCCCAAAGTTGAAATAAACTTTGGGAAAGTATATGTAAAAAACATTAATATTCATTTTCATTCAACATAATAATGGAAACAAAGAAAGCCGAATTAAAAGTCCTAAGTAAGGATGAACAAAAGGAAGTGGCAAAAGATATTTTAAATAGATATTCTGATGCTCATAAGGTGATTGTGGCCAGCGACGGTCAGGCATTTATTTCAGACCAAAGCGATGCTGCTGCTAAGAATCACAGTAAGGTGAATTCGTACGGTAAAGAACTGAAGTTAGAAACGTTTACGCGTGATGATTTCGAATCGAAAGCCGAAGGTAGTAAAGAGAAAAAAACAGCCGATGAAGTGATTGCACTTATTGAAGCTGCCGAAACTGCTGAGGCAGTGAATGAACTTGCTGCAGGTGATGCCCGCAAAACGGTGATTGCTGCTGCTGCAAAAAAACTTGAAACTTTAAAAGCCGCTGAATAATGGGAACGTTTACAGGTGCTAATATAAACAAGCTTAACGGCGGTTTGGGTCGCTCCACTGATAGTCAGGATAGGGTTATTGTACTGATATGTGGTGTCACTCCAATAGCCGGTAAGGTTGTTCATAAAACAGTAATCGAATGCCTAGACATTACAAGTGTCGAAGCGTTGGGTATTACTGCTGCATCGGATAATAATAACAGTGAACTGGTTCACTACCATTTGGACGAAATGTTCAGGTTGTGTCCGGGGTTCACGTATTATTTGCTTCCGGTGGTGAAAACGACAACCATTGCTGCTTTGGTAGCTGATGATGATGTCAAAGCTGCTATTCGTGGTGTAGCTGGTAGAAATGTAATAGGTATAGCCGGTATTGCTTCATCTACTGTTGACGTGATCAATACTGATGCATTGGCATTACAGGCTTGGGTAAATGCCTTCGCTACTGAAAAGATTCTGATTGATGGTGTGTTCCTGGAAGGGAAGGCAAAAGCTGCTAATGCGGATTTTCATAATACCGGTACTGATCTATTCGATTTGCGTACGCTTGCAGCTCCTAATATCAGCGTAGTTGATATGCATGACCCTGCTCAGGCTTCTTTGAATGTTGCTTATGCAACTCATGGTGCTGTGGGTACTGTGTTGGGTTCTGTAGCTGTACGCAAAGTGCATGAAGACTTAGGTTCTGTAAATATTGAAAATAAGCCGTCGGCTAAAAAGGGAAATGAAGCTTTTTCAATAGCCGATGCAACCCTTGGAAAATGGACTAGTGCGGCTTTGAGTGATGGGACTTTGTTTTCGGCATTGTCAGGGGCTCAACAAACTTCGTTGAGTAATAAAGGATATATCTACGTCGGTAAATTTGAGCAATACGATGGTTGGTATTTGTCCGGTTGTCCAACGGCAGTTGAAGCAACAAGCGATTATGCTTTCTTTAATTTCAACTGTATCTGGAATAAGGCTGCACGAATCATTCGTACTACTCTGATTCCGCTTGTACGGTCGAAAGTTCCTAAAGAAACTGATGGTACAATTAAAACAACATGGATTAGTGGTACACAACAAAAAGTAGTTGATAAATTGACTGCAAGTATGGTGAATATTGGTAATGCTGATGCTGTTGACGTGTATATCAATCCGACTCAAAATGTAAACGCGCAAACGCCTATGGCTGTAACTGCACAGGTACAGGTAGGTGATATTGTTCACGAATTCAATGTCGATTTAGGTTTAACTTCTAAAATTTCATAATCATGACTGATACTAAAAAATATACAACCATTGTAAATAAGTTCGGTTTGATGGCCGGATGGAATGCATTGACCGTAAATCTTCTGGGTCGTGATGTGGAAGGTATAACCGAATTGAGCTATGATGACACCATGGAAATGGAAGGTGCTCGCGGTGCAGGGATGTTCTTTGTCGGTTACGGTGAAGGTAACTATGAAGCTAAATGCTCCATAACCCTTTTCAAAGAAGAATGGGACGCTATTCAGGCAGCATTGCCAAAAGGGGCTTCAATTACCGATGTTCCACCATTTAATATCATTGCTGAGTATGAACGTGATCGTGTAAAAACTACCGATATCATTCCGTATTGCAAGTTTAAAGGTCGCGGCGTAGCTGTAAAGCAGGGTGACAAGACTATTGCTTACAAATGCGATTTAGCTGTGTTTGGTAAAATTGCCTGGAACGTATAAGAACCCCTAAAGGGAAATAAGAAACCGTATCCGGCGGAATTAAGACGAATGCGTCAGCCGTCCGGATACGTTTAAACAGTATTTAAGCTATTGATTTTACAACAAAATTTTACGATTATGAAAGGACATTTTAAATTCAAATTATTGCTTTTGGTGGCTGTTATGGCTACTTTATTTTTCTCGTTTGGTAACGCCCAGGCGTGTAGTACGGTAATGCATTATGCACAACATATTTCGCCCAAACATATGGTAGAAGCTGCTGCTTCGTTTGCTGTCGTACCGTTAGCAAGCTATGTAAAGGATAATTGCACTATTTCAGTCAAAGAACTTGGTGATCTGACATCTCAATTTGGTAAACTAAAGATTCTTACCGTGGTGTTGGAGGCTCCAACTTATGATGAATCAGGCACTTTGATAGAACCAGGAGAGTTTTATAGTTATGCAGTTAAACGTCCAGACCCAGGTACCATTAAAATGATGATGAATTATGCTAAATCCGGTAAGACTGACGAATATATTGAAGCATTCATAAAGAACCTGATAGTAGGTGGAGATGTGGAGGCTCTTAAGACCAACGGTTTGGTTTATTTAGGGCTTGCTTCGGAGGTTGATAATTTCCTGAAGCCATACGGAAGTTTTTTAGACAAAGCATAAGGCGCGAACAAATACAAGATGATGATTTAATCAGTCAGGTCGATGCCATAATCAGGCACGAATACGGCATCGACCCTGATACAATCACGTTTGACAAGTGGTGTAAGCTTTATGCTGAATGGCAATATATCACCAAAGTAAACCACGCAAACCAAAAGGCTGCCCTAATCGATGCTGCAGCTGAAATTCTCAACGCAATAAACAGTAATGTCAGCACAAACAACCAGTTGGATACTTGAATTAGTTGATCATATTTCTTCACCTATGAAGAATGTGGTTACTCATTCAGTCAATGCGGCAAAAGGAGTTGAAAAAGTTGGTACTGAAGTAAACGGTTTAGCGGGTAAGATGAATGGAATCGCTAATCTTCCAGGAAAGATTTTAGGCGGTTTGGGGATTGGTTTCGGAATGTTTCAGTTCATCTCTATGATGGACAAAGGCATTGAAAAAGCTCACGAATTACATGCAGCTGAAGCGCAAATTGAAGCCGGTCTAAAGAGTACCGGTTATGCTGCAGGAATGACCATGCAAAGTATTGGAGATATTGCAAAACAAATCAGCTCAAATTCAAAATTGAGTAGAACTGATTTATTATCCATGCAGTCTATCCTGGTTACATTTCCGGATATAACTTCAAAAACTTTCGGTACTGCGTCACAGGCTATTGCGGATATGAGTGTCCGTATGAAACAGGATTTGAGTTCTACGGCTGTTCAGGTTGGAAAAGCACTTCAAGATCCTGAACGTGGTATTACAGCACTTAGAAGGGTTGGGGTAAATTTCAACAAAGAGCAAACTGAAGTTATCAAAAACTTAGTGGCCAACGGGAAAAAAGCTGAAGCGCAAACTCTGATTCTCAAAGAGCTTAATACTGAGTTTGGCGGTTCTGCTAAAGCTGCTTTTGATGCTGACCCATTGGCACGTTATAATAAGGCTGTCGGTGGAATTCAACTACAAATGGGTGAAGCGGTTGTTGGAATACAAAAAGTGTTAGCTCCAGGCTTAGAAAGTATCGCTTTGTTTATGAAAGATATTTTTACCAGAATTGGTGAAAATATGCAGCCGGTAATGACTGCTATTGCTCCGATATGGGATACAATTTCTTTAGTTTTCAAAACTGCATGGAACTACATTTCAGAATTTTTGGGTGAAGTGGGTGGAGTTCTTGAATTTCTGACCGGTACAAAATCAACCGGTGATGGTGTGGTTGATACCATGCGGACAATAGGTGCTGTACTTGAGTATTTGAGTTATCCAATAAAAGCCCTGGGTGATATGCTTGTTTTTGTTATTGACAAATTCGGTTTTGTTGCTATCGGTTACGGAATTATTACGGCGGCACAATGGCTTTGGAATATAGCTATGGATGCCAATCCTATCGGTTTAGTGATTGCCGGCGTTGCGTTATTGGTCGGAACTATTATGTATGCCTGGGACAAATTTGGTGTTTTTCGCGGTGGTATTATGGCAACCTGGGAAACTATCAAAGGTTTTGGAAATATCATTAAGGAATACGTTGTTGATCGCATTAAAGGAATTCTATCCGGATTGGGTGGACTGGCAAAGGCAATAGGACAATTATTCTCAGGAAATTTCAAAGAAGCCTGGGCTACAGCAAAACAAGCCGGTGCTGATTTATTAGGTGTTACAGCTGATCAGAATGCAATAAAAAATGCTGCAGCTGCCGGTAAGAAGATTGGTTCGGCTTATCAGAAAGGAGTTTCTGAAGTTGATGCTATTGATAAGAAAAAAGCGGCAGATACTGAAGCAAAAAAGAAAAAAGACACAGACCTTTCAAAAGATAAAACATCGCCAATCATTCAACCAACTGCATTAGGTAGTGGTGGAAAAGGCGGTTTATCCGGTTCTGGTGGTGGCGTTGGTGGTGTGAAAAGCATCACGCAACGGATTGATATTAAAAATTACTTCACTGTGAGTGAAGGAAGCGATGTGGAAGCCATTGCGGAACGTGTGGTAAGAGTTATAAATGACCGGTTGAGAGATGCAACGGTAGCACTTCAGTAATTATGAACGAATACAGACCGCTTGGAATTGGAATTGATACGGCAATAAATTTGCTGGGTGAGGTTTTTGGTGTTGCTGTATATCATATTCCAGGAACTGAAAAAAGTTCGGTTGATGCTGTTTATAATGTTAGTATTGAGAATATAGTTGCTTATGATCGGATGAGCCAGTTTGGTACACCGGTAGTTGGTACTTTCTGGGCTATTCCTGGCGATGTTCCTTATAAAGTTTATAGTGTTGACGGCAAACTTGTTGACAAAGATTTTACGGAATTTGAATTTCCAGTCGCAACGATTGTAGATTTTTCAAGGAATAAGAATATCACCAAAACACCAACGATTGGAAGCGGTGGCACAGTTAAAGAGATATTTGGATTTGATGACTGGAAAATCAATATACGCGGACTATTACTCGATGATTATAGTCGCGTGGGTCAAAAGTCAGCAAAGCAACAGCAGTATTTTTTAATTCGGATGCATGAAATTGCAGGTAGTATTAAGGTGAAAGGAAGAATTTTTGAAGAAAAGTACATATCACGTATTGCTATTGAAAGTTTGTCGATTAGTCCGGTACAAGGTAAACCAGGACTTATTCAATATGAAATGCAATGTTCCAGTGATGAAGATTTTTTAATCAGTGAAGTATGACAGTTGCTTTTTATGGTGAAATTGAATTTCCGGCTACCAAGGTTCGAGGTAAATTACTGATTCGACGATTCAGCAAGGTTAAGATAGTTAGCGGATTTAAGCAACTGACAAGCACTTGTGATATTGTTCTTCCACGAAAGGTGAAAGATTTTGACCGGCAAAAGGTAAATGAAGTTTTTCAGGCAGGCGACCCAGTAATAGTCCGGATGGGCTACGATGGCAATACACCTGAAGAATTTGCAGGATATATATTTTCTGTGACAACCGGTGTTCCGGTAATGATTAGATGTGAAGATGAAATGTATAAGTTGAAGCGTGAAACGGTAAGTATATCCAAAGCGTCGTGCAACTTAAAACAACTATTAACGGCCATTGCTCCAGGATATGCAATACAATGTGATGATGCTCCTATCGGTTCTGTGAGATATTCAAAAAAACTGATCAGTGAGATATTGGATGATTTACAAAAGAAAATGGGCTTTTATTCCTATTTCCGTGGTAAGATATTAGTTTGTGGCCGAACCTCAATAGATGGTGGTCAACGGGTAAAAATAGTGATTGAAAAGCAAGCTTTAGAATCGTTGAAAGAACGAAATGTTGAAAAGGTTTATGTAAGAGTTGAGTCTCTTCAGACAAATGGAAAGATGTTGAAGGGTGAGAAAGGTGAAAAGAAAGGCAATACAATCACTATTAAACAGCCGAATCTTACCAAGATTGAAATTGAACGTATAGTGAATGGTGCTTACGATAAAGCGATACAACCCGGACTTGATGGTGATCTTACTTTATTTGGTATTCCACGCTTGCAGCATGGAATGATTGCAGACCTAACAAGTGTGCTTTATCCAGAAAAGAATGGAGCCTATTACATAGATTCAGTAACAAAAGAAGCTGATACTAAAACTTACCGGCAAGTGGCAAAATTGGGTAGCCGGACAAACTAAATCAAAATGATTTATAATGACGCATTTTAAGCGCGTCTAAGCAAAATTACAACTATGGGTTTGGAAACGGCGGCAGATGAATTCATGATGCTATTTAAACGGCATTTAAGCAGCAATTCACAGGCTCAAATACGATGGGTAACATGCAAGTCGGTGGACTGGGATGCAAAAACAATGGAAGCTGAAGGAATGAGCGACGAATTGGCTTATTATGATGTTGCCCTGGGCTTCGGTTCATGCAATACAAAACCGGTCGTTGAAACTGATTGTATTATTGGAATTCTGGAAGGCCAGGAATCAGTTGCCTGGTTGATCTATGCCAGTGAAACGGAACTGGTAGAATTTAATGGAGGCGAAAACGGCGGTTTGACGAATACTCCGGAACTGAAAACGCAGTTGGATAAAACCAATGCAGTGCTTCAGGCAATTATAACGGTTTTATCGGGAACACCGATACCGGAACCTGGAAGCGGCTCACCAAGTGCATTGCAAACAGCTTTGAAAGCAGCTATCACAGGAAAACAACTTGGTGACTTTGGTCAAATTGAGGATAGTAAAATAACGCATTAAACCCCTCCGCTACGCTCGTCCCCTTTGGAAGGGGACAGTAAGAAGGAAAAAATAGATTATGAATAAGGATAGAAAAGGCATATTATTGACTGAAAACATGGGATTATCCATTAGGGTTATCCGTGATTCTTCGGGCTTGATTACTTCAGGTATAATGGTTGGTGCGTGTGTTGATCAGGAAGTTGTTTGTGTACTTAAATCAAGGCCTTGCGATTTTAAAGAAGACCCTATACTCGGACCGGGACTTACGCAAACTATTAGAAGTAAGTACTCCAGTTCTGAAATTGAATTGAGAATAAAACAGCATTTAACCCGTGTCGGTATTGACTACGAGGACTATAAAGATAGATTAAACATTACAACGAATTGACCCCAAATCCCAAAGGGGCTTAAAAATAAGAATTATGGCAGACTACAAGAAAGCAATCGCAAAAGTCCTTCTTAATGAAGGCGGGTATGTGAATGATCCGGATGATGCCGGTGGTGAAACATACAAGGGTATTAGCCGTGTATACTGGCCGAAATGGTCGGGTTGGGCAATTATAGACATTTGTAAGAAAGATGGTAAGAACTTCCCAAAGAACTGCTATACTAATCCAACTCTCAGCGATCTGGTGACTGGATTCTATAAGTTGAATTTTTGGGATAAAGTAGGTGGCGATGGTATCCGTGATCAATCAATTGCAGACATATTAGTAGATGCTGCAGTTCTTGAAGGTACTGCAGCCGGCATAAAACGCGCCCAGGAGATTGTGGGTTTGGCTATGACAGGCATTGTGTCTCAGGATTTAGTAACGAAATTAAATTCATTGGTATAACCCCTCCGCTTCGCTCGTCCCCTTTGAAAGGGTACATTAGGAAGATTAAAAAGGAATTAAGTGTATGAGAAAGATAGTGTTTTTGTTGTGTTTTGTTTATTGTTTGTTTTCTTGTGTTCATGCCCAGGTAAGTCATGGAAGTGATTCCACGGCTTACTATCGGCAGAAACTTGCAAAGGCAAATGATAGTATTAAGGTTCTCAATCAAAGAACTGTAATGAGCTCTCGCGACTTTGTACGAATTTATAAGTATGAAAGGTTGCTGAAATACTACCGTATTTGCAAAAAGAAGCCTACACAGTGGAAGTATTACAAAGGTTGGTCAACTAGAGTATTTGAACAATAAAAGATAATCTATATGAGACAATTTGTAACAAATTTCCTGAAGACATACGACTGGAATTCATTTGAAGATTTCGCGTTATCAATTTTCCCATCGTACAAATATCAGTTACACGGTGCTGTATTGACTATTTCGGCTCTATCCGGTGTGATCAACTATTTGTTTGGTATTACACCGGCTTTGGCTATTGCCATGTTCTTTGCCATTTTAATTGAGGTTAGTACGGGCATAAAAGCATCTAAGCGAAAGGGAGATAAATTTGAGTCATTAAAATTTTCAAGATGTGTCATCAAGATACTTGTTTGGTTGGCTATACTTTATATAATTAATGCATTCAAGCGTGAATTTCAGGATTCTAAAAACTTAATAGATATAGCAGCTTATGGCTTCTTTAGTTTTGTTTTTGTCGCTTGTCTCACCGGCTTCCTGGTCGAATATGTAACTTCTATTCTCGAAAACGTATCTGTTCTAAAAGGACGGGAGAAAACAGCCATTATCGAAGCTATTCAGGGAGGTTGGTCTAATTTATTGTCAAACATAAAACCGAAGAAAAATGAAAACTAAAATTATATTATTGCTAATGATAGCCATTACCGTGGTGGGATGCAAAACTGTGAAGCAAGCCCAATCGGTATCTCGTACAAATACGACGCAAAATAGCACAGTAAAAGCGTCGAATGTTCATAATAATGATATTTCGTTGAAAGTTGACAGTTCAAAACTGACAATTGACAAAGGTCAAGTATCTGAAATAGTGAACGAAGAAACGACTACAACTAATTACTCGGCTCCTGACTCGGTAGGAAAACAGCATGTTACTTCGGTGACTACCACAAAGCGTGGTATTGCCAGGAATGAAGCTAAAAACCTGCAGGAAAAAAAGCAAAATAAAACTAACCTGGTTGATAAGTCGAACAATAAATCCGACTCGTCAGTAAATAATAAAACAAGCGTAAAAAGTAGCGATAATCAAAAGGTTATCGCTACTACGTCCACCAAAACACCTGCTTGGATTTATATAGTAGTTGTTGTGATCATAATCATTGTAGTTCTTTTTTACCGTAAATCAAATTGGTTTATTTCGATAGTAACAAAGTTTAAAAACCTTTTGAGCATTTTCAAATGATAGTTCTTGAACATCAATCCATTTTCGACCTGGCTGTTATTTGCGCCGGTTCTGCTGAGGCGGCTTATGAGTTAGCTGTTGTAAATGGATTGAATGTGACGGATGATTTACAGGCGGGTGACTTTTTGGACATTGTGGACGTGATTAATGCTGATATCGCGGCTTATTACAAAAATAAAGGCATTCAACCGGCAACGGCATTAATTGAAGCTGCTGAGCGTGTAGTTATGGCCGCTGACGTTATTATCCGTGATGAAAATGTGTTGCAAGGTAATTTCATACCAGTTCTTGAAAATCAAAGTTTTTTTGATCTGGCTATTCAGGAATGCGGTTCTGCTGAAGCGGCCTATCAATTGGCTGAGGTTAATGGATATGATGTTACTGATATGCCGGCAACCGGAACGAAACTAATGCGTATAGCTGCGTTAAAAACAATGGTAGTAGCCTTTTACAAACAAAAAGGTTTATATCCTGCATCCGGAATTATTGAAACGATTGATACTGATTATCGGACATTTGATTTCACATTTGATTTCACTTTTTATTAAAAAAACAACATGGCAAAGAGCGCAACGGAATGGAAAGAGGTTATTGGCAATTATTACATGTCATTGTCTGCTGTTCAAACGATATATAGTTTAACGAGTAACGATCTATTGAATGGTTTTTCAAAAACCTTTTCAATCGTTTCTATTGAGAACCTGGTATTTTATGCCATTGGTTACGCTTGTTTCCTGATTGAATCAATTGTGGAGACGGCACAAACGGCCATTCAGGCCATTGTCGATAAAAACTATATCTGCAACGATGCCTATTGGCATGATGCGCTTGCTGCTTTCCAGAGTGGTGATAATTTAGTACTGAATTCCACTACCAAGCGATATGAATACAGTGTTATAGATTCTTCTAAGCAAATAATCAAGCGGGTAGCCGTACGTGAGAAATACGATACAGATGATTCAAATAAATACAAAGTGTTTTTATATGTTGCCGGCGAAAGCAATGGCGTAATATTGCCGCTTACTAATCTCCAAAAGGCTGAAGTGGATACTTATGTTTCAAAGATAAAGTATGCCGGCGTGTTGACAAAACTTGTATCAGGCGACGGTGATACGCTTGATATTGCTTTGACGGTAAATTATAACCCATTGTTGCTTAACTCAAATGGTGAACTTATCAACGATGGTAGTAAACCGGTTGATCTGGCCGCTGATGGTTATATCGTTGACCTAAATACAAATTACTTTAAAGGTAATTTAAATGTGACCAAGTTCGTAGATAAAATTCAAGCGGCCATAGGTGTTGTTGACGTGAAAATTACAGGTCTAAGCATTAATACAGTGGTTAAGACTGAGCTATGGGGAACGTACGAAAGTACGAATGGTTGGTTTAAAATTGGTTCGCTCACTGTTACCTATCAACCTCAAACGTCAATCTAATGAATATAGATTTTGAAAAACTGTTGAAGCTGCTTTTACCTACGTTTTTACGCAGTGGGTTAGTTGATTTGGTGAAAGCTATTGCTTACCCATTTACAACGATCTATACAGCATGGAAAACTTGGTATAATGATATAATACTTCAGTCGTCCATCACATGCCAGGTGATATATTTGGAGTTGATTATCAATTACCGGATTTTTGGCAGTTATAATAGAGTGATCTTTATAACCGATGGTGATCAGGTAACTTACGACTTTATTGTAAATGTGCCTTCAGGAACGGTTTATAATGTTCAACTGCTTATCGGATTGCTTGAGAAGTATAAGGCCACAGGAAAGCGATATACAATCAACCAAACGGCTTATGAATATGAATATGAGTGGGGTTCGCAGGTTTGCGAAAAAGTGGATAGAACCTTCGATTTTGTATGGAGTTCGCCGGTATGCGAAAAAGTACAACCAACTGAGAATCTGATTACGATTCAAAAATCAGGTAATAGTGTTGTTGCTAGTTCTCAGTTCCCTGTTACAAGTCATTTGATGATAGATATCGGAGTTTATGACTCTGGATTAGATCAACATTATTATACAGCTATCGAAATTGTTCAGGGAGCATCGTCAGGCACTTCATATCACGAATATACTTTCAATGTTATTGATCTTGTTCATCTAAATATCACTGCCGATGATAACTATGTTTATACCTATACAATAATTTAATTATGGCATACATTAACACAGGTTACCAAAGGGCAACCGAACTAACAATCAGAGTCAAAGATAATGGTACTGTTGTAACAACGGCTACTTTGCCGCTTATGTCAGCATTCACGCAGTCCGGCGTTACTTATCCGGCTGTGAACTCAACGCAGATAGCACAAATGTCGCTAACTGATTACAATGCACGTGTAACGGCTTATGCTGCTTATGTTACTGCAAACTATCAGAGCCAATATCCAGGGCTTTCAGTTTCATCGACTGGAGCTCGTGTTCAAAACTTAACTTCATGCCCTATTTAATATGAGCTTAGCTTCTTTAATTGCCACTGCCCGTGTAAAATGGGCACAAATACGGAATGAGACAGAAAAGTATGCCAACACGCATCAGCGTGTGGCCGATGCAGCTGATGCTATATTGGATGTGGTAGCTGAGGCTGCGGGAACTGATGGCGTTACTCCTCATATTGGCACAAATGGTAATTGGTATATAGGTACAACCGATACCGGTGTAAAAGCTCAAGGAGCGGATGGTGCAGCGGGTGCTGATGGTATTACTCCCCATATCGGCGTAAATGGTAACTGGTTTATTGGCACAACTGACACAGGTATAAAAGCTCAAGGAGTAAATGGTGCTGCCGGAACTGACGGCCTTACTCCTCATATTGGCGTAAATGGTAACTGGTATATAGGCATAATAGATACCGGTGTTAAAGCACAAGGAGCGGATGGTGATGTGGGTTCTGCCGGAACTGATGGTGTTACTCCTCATATTGGCATAAATGGTAACTGGTTTATTGGTACGACAGATACAGGTGTGAAAGCACAAGGAACTAATGGAACAAACGGAACTAACGGTACAAACGCACCCCTTACAATTTCACTTTTCAAACAAGGAACGAATGGTATAACCTATCCTGTTAGGTTTAAGTGGCCTACTGATAAGACACTTGGAAGTGTTTTGCTTATGAGCAATTGCGTATCAATTTCTGCTAGTATTGGAGCAACAAGCTATGATCATAATACTTTGGTTGGAGTAACATTGACTGCAAACACAGAATTGGTTATTAATGATATTACTATAAATACAGGATATTCAAATGCTAATGCTTTAATTATATGCAATTGATAAAGATAACCGATAACATAGAATTTAATCCCGAACTAAATCTTTCAGGACAATCACCAGAATTCAAGGAATGGTTTAATCTAGTGAATCAACAAATTACAGATAAAACAGTCCCTGATTCATTGGATGAGTATGACCGACCAGTTAGTTTCACCATACAAGTTGGAAACTTAGTTGTAAAAGTATTTTGGTTGTATATTTTTCAAGAGAAATCAAGTTGGGCATGTTCTGATTTTAAAATTGAAATAACACGATAATATGGCAGCAATTTTTTTTAAAACAAGGTATTTTCCTAATGTTGATGGAACTGAAAGCACAACGGCTATAACAAATGCAAATACGACATTTTTGCATACTTATTTAGGAGATGATTCTACTGGTGATGGTACACGTGAAAAACCATACCGAAGTGCAGCAAAAGCATTATTAAAGGGATTGACTTATATATTGTTTAGAGGCGTTGTAAATGAAGCTATGTATTCAAATACGGCGTATTTAATTGGAGATGATATAAATCAGGTTTTAATAACTAATAACTATGCTGTTGGTATATTCATGTGGCGTTTGACTGTTGATCAACCATGCTTTAATCAACAGGGTCACTTGAATAATATAATATCACGAGGTGATTCAACTCGAGGTTTCGGTGGTTATGTTGGTGGAATGGGTAGTTATAGTATTATTATTGGTTATTTCTCTGTGTATGGTGGAGGTACTGTTGGATCTGCTCTAGCAAAAATAACAGCAACTAAGCATTTAGACATAGGTTCTCTGTTATCGGTGGGATATGGGAATAAATGGAGGATTTCTAATTCGTTATTTAATGGACTTAATTTTTCGGCGGCTACAATAGGTCAATTAGACGTGTTGGGAGTAACTTTTAAAGCTTCTTCGATTTTCAAATATGGAGGGGTAAATATTGTAGTTCCTGCATTCGGTAATGACAGCCTTCAGAATATAACGCTACTAAAGAATGCCTACATTGCTGCTGGAGCAGCAAGTTCTGGATTAGAATTACTTTTCTATAAGGATACATTTGGAAATCAGACCTGTCGTATTATAAATGAAACCTTAAGCGGTGGTAATGCGGTAAATGTATTTAATGGTTATTCAGCAAAACTAACTGGTGCACTTTCGGCTGCAATAACAGCAGGCTCAGCAAAGACATCTATAACACTAACTGTTGCTGATTCAAGTTTATGGCCAACTTCTGGAGACTTATTTCTACCAACATCTGCTGATTATATTTCTAATGGCATAACAATGCCTACAGGTAGTATTGAGGTGTTTACATATTCATCTATAACGATAAATAGTTCGACATCTATAACTTTAAATGGTAGTAGTTACACGTTTAAGGTAGCACATTTAATAAATTCAATGTGTACAAAATATGGTAATATTTTGGATATAACACTGAATCCTGACCCTACAAATGAAGCAATTTATTGTAGTTCTCTAGGTGATTTTGTTGGAGGATTAAGGCCGGCAGTAAATGGTATAATTACATCAGGAGCCAACATTGTTAATGTAAATGATGACGGCACTGATACGTCAACTCCAGGTACCCTTATGACTGTTGATTCGGCAGGTAATTTGATTTTCAATACCAGTTCTCAAACATGGAATAGATTAAGAGATGCCAATACTATTTACATTCCTGTTGGCTCTAATTTCAAAGGTATGTCAGCAATGAGCCAAGATGGTTCACCTTTCGGGAACTATCTTGGAAAAAAACAAAACTTGATTGATACCAATATTGTCAATCCTGGAGATGCTCTCGTTGTCGGGCAAATGTATAAGATTTTCAATGATACAGCTAACGATGTGACTAAATCAATCGTGTATAATGGCGTAAATTATCGACCTGAATACACTTTTATTTGTGTTACAGGTGTTACGACTTTTAGTTTGTTGAA